AGACTGCACCCTAAATGTACTTGTGAGAAATGTACAGGTATAGATAAGGAAGGTATGTTTGTTGATGAATAAAAAAAATAAGCCCCAATTAAGGGGCTTTTTCTTATCCGGGAATAGAAAAGAGGTCAAAACTTATCTGCTGTCGTAGGATCGTTAAGGATCCCAAAAAGTACAAATAGCTGCAATACCCCAACTACAACATCACCAACCATGCCAGTGTCAATGCCGTACTTTGCCCATATGCCGGTTATCTGCCCTATGGAAAGTATCTGTGCTACTACTGCGCCCCAAAATACCGGACTTTTCCATCTTGATTGTTTCATAATTCATTCTCCTTCCTGAGCAGGGTTAAAGTCAACATAGTACTCTTTCCCTACTTCAAATTGCTCCACTGCGGCAGTGTTGATGCAACTGAAACTAATTGATCCGCTTGGAGTGTACTGCCAAAAAGTTTTGTTTTCTTCACTTCCACCAGTTACGGGTGACATGGCTATTTCGTGAGTGCCATACCTCGTTTTACTGATTCTGTCTACTACAAACTTCGCTCTTACCATTGTAATTCACCTTCTCCTTTCGCCATTTAGTGGCTATTTTCTGTAATAATAAATCAACATATTTTGCCTTTGCTGCCGTATCAGTCCCTGCCCATAAGTCCTCGCTGACGTCAATTTTTGAGTCAATAAACTTGACAGCCTCAGTCAGTGTTAATAAATCATTGGGTTTCGGTGTCGTTGCATCCCCTGAATCCGCCTGAATACCGACAACCACCTTACCTGATTCGATTTTCAAATCGTATTCCAGCCAATCCAACATTCCCCAATGTGTCCATTGACGCTCATTAAGCTTAGTTGTAACAACGCCGTAATCCGCGCCTCTTGCCTCAATGACTTTGCCATTGCCGATATAAAGTCCTACATGCCCCATGCGGCCTTTTTTATCACTCCACATATAAACCGTACATCCTGGAGTCAAAGGCATGTCTGTGACCTTTCCACGCTTTGTACATTGGTCGTAACATCCTTGTGCAGATACATCAAGATATGGACCGCCTAAATGCTTCCGGCCGGACTTGATTAGTCCGGAGCAATCATATACCCTTTTGTCCAACCACTTTGCACAGCGGCCTTTTGTGTAGTCGCCGTTAAGTTGATAATATCCATTGCCCATCAGGGGTCCATATTGCTTTTCTTTTTGCTTAAGATATTCTACAGTGCAAATTACATCTATAAGACCATATACATAGCCGCAACCTATTTGCTTTTTGCACCAGTCTATTAATGCAGATGCCTTTATCAATTTACTCCCCCCTTACTTAATAATCTGTAACAAATCAAGAATGTTTTTGCCTGCCAGAAAAGTTATTGCCACAAGAACTATGATTGCGCTCCATTTGAAAGCGGCTTTTTTCGTTTCTCCGTCCCAAAAAGGTTGCTTAACTTTTTGATTTTCCTTACACTCTTTACAGTCTGTTTTTTTGAGATAATTTTCAGCAATAGAAACTTTCAGGTCATTCATTGCTGAAACAAGGCTTTTTATATCGCCTTTAATCTCATGTATGTCCTCTTTTACGCTTAGAATTTCTTCCGTTGACATAGTTGCATACCTCCCGTATTTTTGATATAGTAGAAAGACCTTCCCTTGTTTACTCCCGTATTCAAGAGGAAGGGACGGGGGCGGTTAGTTTTGACCGACAGCCGCCCCTAATACTTTAAAACAGACTTAATAGTTTATTAACAGCTTCAAGAATTAAGCTTATCCGCTTGTCCTGAAATTCTTTGACAGATTCCTTTACGTCCATACCTCCCCTGATGCGTGTTTCTGACTTGATTTCCTCAATATAAATCAAAGGTTGGACATATTCATCTACCAATACCCATGCCTTCATCTTTTGAAAAGCCGGATTGATTGCGTGATTCTTTTCGACAAAGTCCTTGATTTCTTCTAGCTCTGCCCTTAAATTCGCTTTTGCCTGTTTTACCTGGCATACATCGATATACTCCTTGTAGCAGTCGTTTATTATAGCCTTAAAGTCATATTCCTTATCGAAAGTAAAATCACTTATTGCTTGCCAGGGTATGCTTTTGAACACAACGCCCTTATGTGTACAATTAATCACATTGGGTTTTATCCTGGGAACATATTCCTCAAACCAATTCACCATGCTTAAAAACGACGGTTCAGTTGCCACAGTTTCACCAAAATTATTTACAATCGTAATACACCCCGTGTCTTTTCGTTCTTCCTGGAAGCGCGTCCCGTCGCAATAAAGTTTGCCGTATCCGTAAGAAAAGTCCATGCCTGCCATAAGTATAGGCGAACACCCCATCTTGTGAAGTATGTCAAGCCCGACATTGCCAATCGATGGAGCTGATTCGATTATGGGCAGATTTGGGATGACCATGCCCGTGTATCTGTTGACGTTAAGCTGCATTTGTATCTTTTTGCCCTTGTAGTAAAGCGAATTTTGCGCTACCTGCCCGTCAAAAATTAATGGAACATCCGCTTCAAGATGTTCATGAAGTCCCCCTTCTGATATAGGATCTTGGTCTATTGCTGCCATGAACGTAGGAGTAATCCCGTGATTTAAAAGAATCTCAATTGTTGTCCCTGCCGCAAAGATAACAGCCTTGTTTTCCAACTGCTTTAATAAAGGTATGTGTTCAATCAAACTTGCGCCGCCGCCTACGAGTATAGCCGGAATGCCCTTGAATTTATCCACGAAATTAGAGAAATTAACCGATTCTACCTCGTCATTTTTTATTCTGTTTGTATACCACTTGTCCACCAGACACCTTTTAGTGTTTATCATTACCGCCCAGTCGTTCATTATCTTTTTAAGCCCTTCGACAAGTTCATTGAAATAATCTTGATAGACTGATGTATAAAACGGAATAAACATTATCCCCCTTGCCAAAGGATGCGTTATCATTTCGTACATTTTGGACTTGGTGGTTAAAACAGATTCGCCAAGCCATATTTCACAGCCTTTTATAATAGATTCAAGGTCCCTTATTTGCAAAGCGTGGTACAATACTCTTTTGTCTGGTTCTATGACGATTATTTTTTTGTCAGGATACTTTTTTATCAAGGCTTCAATATGATACCCCATGCCCAGTCCATAGACGATTATCGTATGCCTGTCGGGATGAATGTTTGTAAGCCATGTTTCGTTATCCGTCACACCGACAGCTAACAATTTATCGTCAAGCTTGACCAAAACATTATCAATGATCTGATTTTCATTTAACCCGAATAAGATTTCTTCCTTGAAGGTCAATTCTGTTTCGGGAGTCTGAAGCTTCTTGTAGACTTCAGGCAAGTGTTCACTTAATAACTTATGGTTGCGCTCTAACATGCTTTATCCTCCTGCTGAATTTCTTGCGGGAATATCATGCCGCACCCGATTTTATCCTCGTTGTCAAGGACTATAAACATGTTGTCGAAGGTCTTTATGCCGTTGACTTCTACAGGGTTAAAGGTCACAAGCTGAAATATTACACTATCCATTGTTCCTCCTTATAATTTCGCACATTTTTTTCATGTCGTCGGGATAAATTGATACCGCAGCGTCCACAGTATCACTTGTCAGGGTAAAATGTTTTTCCACAATATCCGCGCCTTTGTCCACTGCGTCGAGGGCATTTTTTATCCCAGGGCAATGGCATGAGACACCTACAGGGACTGAGTACCGTTTTTTCAATCTTTTGATTTCCGACAATTTGTAGTCTGATGGTAACGCAGGATACTTGCTGATACAGTATAAAAGACTGATAGGCGTTTGAATTTCGTCAAATATCCTGTCTAATTTTTCATCATCCACTTTTCCGGTGGAAATTAAAAGAGGCTTCCCGAAAGAAGCCACCTGCTTTAAGAATGTGATATTTGCCGCTTCTGGCGAGGCTATCTTATACCTCGTCACATAGTCCGCCAACTGCTCTGCCCCGAAGCGGTCAAAAACAGTGACTAAAAACTCTATACCCCATCTTTTACATTCAGCCGCCAAGTACGGAATCCAACCCGGTCTCATTTTTATTTTATCCAACAGTTTATAGGATTCAAAACAATTCCTGTTCGCACAGAGCAAGTCAACGTTATAGAATTGGAATTTCACAGTTTGACAGTCGCATTCCTTTGATATGCGTATCATTTCCATTGCTTTTTCAAGGGAACCACCATGGTTAAGTCCGATTTCTGAAATTATCTCCATACATTTCCTTTCATAAAGAAAGGACGTTCCTCAGAACGCCCTCCACTTATTAATGATTTTCTTTGTTGGTTTGCTTGCAACAGGTTTCACAGTCTTTGTAACCGGCTGCACTTTTCTCACAATAGGCTTTTTCTTTGCTTCCTCTATCCTCGCCATTACTTTATCACGTATTGCTGTTTTATCAGGTATTTTTATTGCTGGCGTTTTTATTGCTGGTTTTGTTACCGGTAAAGCTTTCA